TATTGTTGACCGCGACAATTTCTCTTTATATGTTATAATGAAATGGAACAACAATCAGGATGTTGCATGTCCAAAATGAAACGCCAGTTAACGCCAGCTGAAAAAATCGCAATCCTTCATGAATATCAATCCAATGATATATCGATGGATGCGCTTTCAAAAAAATATGGTGTTTCCAAATCCACAATTTCGCGAACCATCAAAACCGGAAAAAAGAAAAGTCAAGAAAAATCCAATGTACAAAATTACAATCCAAATCAAATAACATCGTCTAATATTCCAGACGATCCAATTTTATTCCGTCGGATGAAATTAATGGAGATATCAAACGACATTGAAACCGCACGTGTTGAACGTGTTGTTCATTCGCTTCCATCATTTCACAAATTACAAATACAGGTCCACAATGAAATGTTGGAATACATTGAAGCGGCTGGCGATGAGTTAAGGGAAATGTCGATGGATGAACACAAACGATTGTTGATTGATGCATTTGTGAATCTACCACCAATCATCCGACACGAATTATTGGAAGTGATTGAAGCACATGAAAGTGGAAACGTAATCAGGTTAAAGACAAATGATAAATGATAATACTGTATATCTAGAACCAAGAAAATATTTAGATCGTGCTATTGTTGGATATCATCTAGTGCATGAATGTTTTATATATGATTTTTGTTTGTTGATAAATGCATATATGAACATGGGATGGACATGTGATGATTCCGTTGATCATATTAATTACAATATTATTTCAATGACACCAAATAAATATTGGCCTATAATACAAGAGACTTATGAAGACTAATAAACAAAAACAAATAACAATTGGATCATTATTTTCCGGAATCGGTGGTTTTGAATTAGGTTTGGAACGTGCAATTCCAAATTCAAAAACCATTTGGCAGTGTGAACAAAACGCATTTGCTCAAAAGGTATTGAAAAAACATTGGCCAGATGTTCCAATCTATGATGATATAAAGGAGATCAAACATGGTACAATTAACATTGTGGACATTATTTGCGGAGGATTCCCATGCCAAGACATTAGCCAAGCTGGAAAAGGAAAAGGAATTGCCAATGGTGCGCGGTCCGGTCTTTGGTTTGAAATGTTACGAATCATTGATATGGTACGACCACGAATCGCAATCGCTGAAAATGTCACCGCAATCACTCAAAAAGGACGAGGAATGGATATCGTCATCTCATCGCTATCCCAAATCGGGTATGATGTTGAATGGATTGATGTACGCGCATCAGATGAAGGCGCGCCACACAAACGCGAAAGGATCTTTTTTATTGCGTACCCCAACCAAATCCACACGGATGGAAAATTTGGAATTGTGGAAAAAGAGAAACGAAAAACATCAAAAGAAGTACAACACAAAAGGAAACATTCCAATGAATCTTGGAATACAAATCCAATTAATGATGGAACAGGGTGTGAAACTTCCAACGCCAACGGCATCAGCGATGGGTGGAAACATCACACAAGAATATTACATGACAAGGAACGGAACACCAAGAACAATTCGAAAAAAATCAGGTCAAACAGGAACGCCACCATTGGAAACATATGTGAAAATAATGATAAAGGAAAGTATGAAATTACTTCCAACACCAACCGCCAACACATCCAAAAACAATCCATGCACACCGAGCCAATGGAATCGCGAAAGATCTTTAAATGTACGGGCGGCACAAATGGCAGGATACACGAAAGAAACTATTGGAAAAGAACACCGATTGAACCCCCGCTTTGTCGAATGGATGATGGGATTCCCAACCGGTTGGACCGAGTTAGAGCTTTAGGAAATGCCATCGTTCCACAATGTAGCGAAACCATTGGAAGGTATATCATGAAAAGTGGTATACTTGACGATATAGAAGAATATAGGAAAATCCAAAAAGAAATTAACAACATACCGTGGTGATTTATGGCTAGAAAAGTACCATCAAAATATATTGGATCATTGGGATCATCAACCGCCGCACGTCGAAAAGCGGAAATTCGAAAACGAGCCACGGGAAAAAAGAAATCATTTAAAGCGCTTCCTGGTGATGCAAGAGCAAAAACACGAAGATCCAAATCTACAATGAAAGTAACAAGATCCGGATTACGAGATAAGATATTGGCATCATCAAAAAAAATGCGGTCCGGTGATGCGGATGATAAATTTGTTAAAGCGGTGGCAAGTGTGACCGGTATTCCAAAAGGAATCATTGGTGAAGTATACAAAAAAGGACAAGCGGCATGGGCCGTAGGACATAGACCAGGAGCAACGCAAGCACAATGGGCAAAGGCCCGTGTTTATTCGTTTATTACCAAGGGAAAAACCACGAAAACCGCGGATAAAAAATTGTTTGAACGTGCGAAAAAATCAAAGAATTTAAAAATAAATCTATAGGGGGATGGATATATGAGAAATGAAAAAATTTGGTGTAGATTAGAATTAAATGATGGATCATATCATTATGTATATGTAGAAAAAAAATTTGCGATGGTTCTATGTCTCAAACAAGGATATGAAATCAATATTGATCCAAACGACATTCCGCAAAATGTCAAAAATGAATATGAAAAATGAACATTAACATCGCCAGTATAACCAAAACATTGTTGAAAATGCGCGATGTAACAACCGCGGATCCATTGGCATGGTTCACACCTACCAAACCACAATTGGCGTTTTTACAATCGACAGCACCGATAACACTTTTTAGAGCCGGCAACCAGTTAGGAAAGACCGCCGCCGGCGCTGCTGAAATGATTTTTTATGCATTGAATAGGCATCCATATAAAAATATACCGGATGGCCCAAAGGAAATATGGGTGATTGTACATAGTTGGGAGCAATCCAAAACCGTACAAGGAAAAATATATGATTTGATTCCACCAGCTGAATTATCGGATGGTTGTGAGTATGTCCCGGGAAAAGGATTCAAAGGAAAAACACCGATTATTTCATTCAAAAATGGTTCCTTGGTTCGAATCAAAACAACCAACCAAGGAACATTGGGTGTTGCATCTGGAACGGTTGACATGGTTTGGATTGATGAACCACCGCCCGTTTCAATATTTGGAGAATTAGCAGCTAGACTTTTGCGAAAACGTGGAAGGATGGTCATGACAATGACACCGATTGGACAAGATTGTGGATATTTAAAACAAATGGTGGACGATGGAAAAATCCACGATATTGTCGCGGCGTTGAATATAGAAAATGTTACACCAATGGGATGTAGAGCGCTTTTAACACAACAAGATATCGACCGCATAGCAGATACATATCTACCATTGGATCGACAAGCACGATTGGAAGGATCATGGGAAGCCGGCCGGCCGGATGGATTGGTGTTTGAATGTTTTAGTGAGGAAATGATTTCAGACGCCCCATGTCCAAATGATGGTGATTATAGATTTTCAATTGGTATTGATCACGGTTCACTTCCAGGGGCCCAAGCGGTTATATTATGCGCAATCGACATGACGGAATCAGATAACCCACATGTATATGTACTCGATGAATATTATAGTGGAGGAAATCAAAATGAACGGTCTATGGCTGAGACACATGCCCGTGCAATTTTGCGGATGTTATCACGTAATGGATTGACACCAAACATGATCACACGATGGACCGGTGATATAGCACATCGCGGTGGTAGACATGGCGGCCGGATGTCAAACGCCATGCTTCGTAGCGCCTTGGAACATGTATTGGAATATCCACAAGGAACCATGCCATTTAGAATTCACACCGCACACAAACCGCGTTGGTCTGTTTATTATGGTTGTCAGTTATTACATGATAGAATGATGAAAAAGCGTTTTACGGTCCATCCACGTTGTGAGACATTAATTCGTTCTTTTCGCCGGTGGACATTGAAAAAAAGCGGTTCTATGGATGCACGTTCGGAACATAAACATGCCCTTGATGCATTACGTTATAGCGTAGTACCAATTATTGATATAAAATATCAATCACCAATCCACGGATCATTTAGAATAGGATAAAGGAAATTATTATGATGTTAGATTTTAACCCAAAACCCGCCGCTCCATCAATGGAAACCAATGAACGTTGGGAACATAACGCTCTACGTGTTCGCATGTTGCGTGGCCAATGGCAAGACGATCTTGAATCCGAATTGGCGCGCCACGTATCAAGAGAGCGCCGCGCATCGTGGGGTGTTAGTGATATGTCGTCCAATGTATTCAAAGCGACATCCAAATCATTATCGGCATTGTATAATGAACCACCAATGATTGGTGTTGATGCATCACGTAATGAGATGGAAGGATTTTTGGGTGATGATGGATTGATTTATAAATCCGGATTATGGGCCATGATGCAATCGTTCCAAATGTTTACGATTGGATGCCGTGAAATGTTCATGCGGGTTGATATCAGTGATTCCAACGGATTGTTATTCAGACCAGTTACACCGGATTTAATTTATTGTGAATCATCATCCGGTGATCCAAACCATCTTCGATTCCTATATGAATTGAGGTTAAGACACCATCCGGAATCCAAAGAGGTGATTTGGACGGCGGATGTTTTTGATTTGCGTGATATGAAAAATCCAAAAATGAAAATTATGGAAGTAAAAAACGATGGTGGATTTGGTGAAAATTTCACCACGGAATATTTGGAAAATGAAATGGATGGTGATAATTACCCATTTCGATTTGATGATGGTACACCGGTTATTCCGTACTCGATTTATCATGCTGAAATCACCGGTAAATTATTTAATAGTTTTGAAAACGCTGAGGTTGTCTATGGTTCCCTGACAGCCGCCGCCCTTTATACCTACTGGCTGCATTTGACGCGAGACACGGGATTTCCTCAACGGTACATTGCAGGTTTACAATTGGCCGGTTTGAATGTAAGAGATACAGACACCGCCGCAAAACGGGCCGCCATTTCGACGGATCCCGCTTCTATTCTAGTATTTACGCAAGACCCTGATAATGTTGGACAACCGATGATTGGTCAATTCCAACCAGGCGGTGATCCATCATCGGTATTGGAAGCGGTTATACAATATGAAAGAAAAGTGGCACAAATGGCAGGAATCAACCCTGGAGATATTGAAAGATTATCAGGCGATCCACGTTCCGGTTATGCTATCGCCGTGTCAAAAGAATCAATGCGTGAAGCGCAATCAAGATACAAACCATCATTTGAACGTGGCGATCAAATGACATTGTCATTAGCTGCAATGATGGCCAATCGGTTTTTGGGTTACAATTTGCCTGAATTCGGCTATAAAATACGTTATGCTAGAATTGGATTATCAGTGGAGGAAAAAAGAGAACAACGCGCCGATATTAAAGAAAAACTGGCCACCAATTTGATTGCTCCTATTGATGCAATGATGGAGTTATATCCTGATTTGAATGAAGAAGAAGCAGCGGAAAAAATACGTGAAATCCAACGCCAAAAGGCTTTATTTTTAATTTAACTTTCCAAAGGAGGAAAACATGGAAACCAAAATAATCGACGGTGTTGAATACATCGCGAAAGAAAATGTTGATGGATTGATTCAAGAGAAAATATCCAAATACGCAAAGCGAGCGCGTGAAGCGGAATCCAAAGTGGAGGAAATGAACGAACAATTGATCCAAGCTGGCGAAAAATTGAAAACGGTTGATAATCTAACTGAACAAATATATACCTTAAAAGATGAGTTATCAAACGCCAATACAAAATATGAACGACATTCCGCCATCGCTGAATTGGGTATACAAGATCCGGATGTACGCGACGCGTTAGAATGGCAATATCAACGATCAAACACGGATGAATCATTTGGTGATTGGATGAAGGGATTGAAGGAAAATCCGGAAAATGCGCCAAGTTTCCTTCGTTCACATTTCCAAACCAATGAACCGCCAAAAATGGAAAATACACCGGTTGAAAATGTTGAGACTACCAAAGAGACACCACAACCAAAAACACCGCCAAAAACCAACGCTAAAACCGTACAATCAAATAATACCGAGACACAAAAGGATATACTTTCAAGAGGTTTGGCGGATCCGGATTTTTACAAACAAAATCGTGATGCCATCCGTCAAGCGTGGTTTCGACAATCGGGATCCAAACCAACCACCAAATATTGATGGAAAGGTTTCATAATAAATATTTCAAAGGTCAAATACATATCATTTCAAAACGTAGTGGTGTAGCTGGTCACACCATCAGAAAATGGAAATACAAGATCAATGATCCGGATATGTATTTGTTGATTTGTGTATGTCGGGCCGTTGCATCCAAATACAAATTGGAATTTCGTGATGTTATTTTGGAAGCGATGGATGAAATTGTGAATGGATGAAAGAATTTTTTGATATATATATGCGAGGGTGTTGGAAACATTTTCATGATCTTGGATATCACCACGGGACATTGTGCCGTTGGAAATATACACCATCCAATCCACGTCCAAAACGATTATGGAAACTTTGTCATGACGTTTCCATATATTGGAATTTGCAATTTGATGATATACTAATGGAAGCAATTAAATCAATTGAGGGAATACCATGCCAAAACATTATAAGAAATCCGCCATCGGTAAAAAAATCAGCAAAATCCGAAAAGAAGGAAAGCCACGAAGACAAGCCGTAGCAATGGCGCTATCAATGGCGAAAAAGAAAAAGAAAGCCAAGAAAAAACGGAAGTAGTTATGGAGGCCAATATTAAAAAATTATTGTGGTATGCTTACGATCTTGATCAACAAGGTGAACCGGCTTCCAATATTTTTATGATGGGTATATTCATAGCTATCGTTTTCGCGCGTAATTTGGGATATTCAAAGGACCGTGTTTATGGTGAATTACTACGACAATGGAAAGAGGTTGATAACCAATTGGGCGAAGATACAATGGGATCAAATCCCATTCAAGAATAAAAAAAACCATCCAAATCCGGATGGTTTTTTGGTTTTGGAAGTTTGGTTGGTTATTTATTTAAAAGGCTATTATTAATGGCATACTGTTTTGCACACTTACCATTATCAGCATGAAACCAAGTACCATCTGATTTTCTTACAGTACAAGATTTGTGCATTTGATTAGCATTTTTAGCTTGACCATTTTGATCAATAAAAAACAATTCCCCTTTGCTTCCATCCCATTTCATTTCAAAAACAAATTCTGTTATAACTGTTTTTAAGTGTTTGTGGTCACAAGCAAACCATAAATAAATAGTATCGCCTAATTCAAGTTCTATATTCCAATTCCATGGCTTAAAAGAAGCACCTGCATGTCTTGTATGAATTCTTTTAGTAACCCATGCGGTTTTCATTTTTTCCGCTGATAAATATGGATTTTTGGTTGTTTTGGTTTTTTTAGTCATTGTTTTTTCCTTTTGTTGATTGGTTAGTAATTAATATTTAAACTGTTCTAATATTGATGTCAAGTATTTTTTTACAATATAATAAGATTTATTTTACACCAATAAAAAAAGCACCGATATAACACGGTGCTTTCAATGCATTATTTTTGAAATAATTTTTGATTATGTCAAATACCAAATCAAAATGGAATCCGAATCAGCCAAAGCAGCGCCAAAACTCAAACGTGCCACGGATCCGGCTCCACCATCGGGTGAAACACTGAATTCGTCACTATTTGCAGCGGTTCCGCTTAAAGCGGTTTGATTCAACATAGCCAAACCATTTTTAAACACCAATACACCATTGACGGCGTTTGGATCTAAAGCTCGAGCCAAATCAATATTGGTTGTAGATCCACCGGATATTGTAGATAGTTCTTGATACATACGCCATCCAACCTTGGCAAAAGTCACTTGATCATCGCCAATTTTTGCGGTTTGAACACAATTGTCTGCTAATTTTGCCGTAGAAACTCCAAGGTTTTTCAATTGCACCTCACCATTACTTGGATTTACTTCAATCGTAGAATCATCAACTTCTACATCAATGGCGCCAGCTTGAATTTCTAATCCAGCCCCCAAAGAAACAGTTAGATTATCACCGCTGAATTGTAATCCATCACCGGCATTGATATCTAAATTTCCGGATCCATTTTGTGTCAAACCATTACCCGCAACCGTGGCGGCCAATTTTGGACCGGTCACATTTGCATCTTGGATCTTTGCGGTTTGAACGCAATTGTCTGCTAATTTTGCCGTAGAAACTCCAAGGTTTTTCAATTGCAATGTATCACTGGCAATTTCAATTCCTGAATCATCAACTGAAACGGCCAATGGTGAACCATTACCACCGGATAAACCATCACCGGCAACCGATGTGGCTATTTTCGCTTCTGTAACCGCGTTTGATTGTATTTTATCCGATGTAACCGCATTTGATGAAATCTTAACCGCTGAAACACTTGAAGCGCCTAATTTGGCGGATGTCACGGATGAATCGGCTAGGTTTGCCGTAGCCACGGCCAACGCTGCTATTTCACTTCCAGTAACTTGATTTGATCCGATCATAGCGGATGTTATACCGTTTGATTTTACTTGAAGATTTCCGGATCCATTAATTTCAATGGATGAATCATCAACTTGAACGTCAACATCACCACCGGCAAAATCCAAAGCAGCACCGGCGCGGAATGTTACAGAATCACTTTGTATTTGGATACCGTTTCCAACGGAAACATCGAGACGATTAGCGGTTTTGGTCAATCCATCACCGGCTGTTATTTGTCCCAATCCGGTAAATTGTACCCATGTAATTGCATCGGTGCCAAAATTGACTACCTCCGCGTTCATATTGAAACCTTGATCCGCACTTGTTGAACCTTCTTTGATGAATACCGCCGCGCCATTGATTTCCGCGGCGCTATCTGCATCGGTGGCTCTTGTCATAGCACTGGAAGCAGAAGCAAAAACATAAACACCGTTTTGTGATTGTGTTGTTTGATCCTTTACCAGGACGCGGTCATTATTTGCAAGTGTCACGCCATCAATGGCAGCCGGTGCGCTTGAAAGGTCAATATTAGCAGTGGTAGCAACACGGCATGGTTCCTTCCAATATATATCTGATGAAACAGCAGAATCGACATAATTTTTTGTAGCAACATCGGCAGCGTTTGAAGGGTTAGCCGCTTGTAATGTTCCGGATCCAAAATTGAATGTTCCGGTCAAATCGATTTTGGCGGCGGTGATAACACTGTTCGCGAAAAATGCCGCGTTATTCAATGCGCCGGTGGCGATTTTCGCCGATGTAATTGCACTTGAAGCAATTTTTGATGATGTTATATTTGAATCAAGAATTTTGACGGATGTAACCGCGTTGTCTTGTAATTTTGATGTTCCGATTTCGCTGTTTTTAATTTGCGATCCGGTAATTTGTACAGCCATAAGAGACTCCTATTTTTGAGGGTAAGAAAAAAGTTTATCCAACCACATAATCAATAAATAGAAAATCACCGATTTGTGGCGTGAAAGATAAAGAAAAACTAGTTGATGAATTAAATGATATGTCATTTGGGCTTTGTCGTATTCCATTGTAGTATACACGTAATGATGTTTGTTCAATGGATTCAATGGTTGTAAAAGTTGAAGTGTTTCCATCAATTTGGTTTGTTATGTCAAGTTGTTTTAATTCCGATATTCCATCGGAATACAATAACCGCGCCATGTTTCCTCCTTAACGCTATGAAATGTTATATCTATTCCAAAATTATTGATACACTAGCCGTTCCAGTTTGAGCAGCTACAAAAATTGATGTGGCTCTTTGTGTATCATTTTTCAATTCCAATTCCAAATAATTATTGGACGTCACAAACGCTTTGTGTGTACCAACCGCGCCGGAATCAGAAGCTCCATTTTGTCCAACATACAAAGCAGCTGATGCGCCGATGGTGACACGTTTGGCGCCCGTTGGAAGTTGAATTTCGTTCCAAGTAGTACCAACCGAAACAACATAAATATATGGAAATGAATTTGCGGATGTTAAATTTGTAGCCATTTTTTTTTCCTTTGTAATGGGTTATTTTTTTGATATCATGATATCATATTGTGATAATATATCATAATATATTATATATGTGGACACGGTCACACCGGTTAACAGTGGAAACCACGATAATTTTTTTCACTTTTTCACATTTTACATTTTGAGGTATAAAAAAAAATGGCTCTTATAAATACAGATTATGCCGGCTTAGAAGGCGGCGGGCTCAGACTGGCGGCAATGATAGAAGCCGAAGTTCGCGCACTTTTGGCCGATAATGCATCCATTAGACAATCCGGCGCTTTATTATTTGCCGGTGATGTGGCTTCCATTGGTTCGGATGCTATTACATTACGTTTTGCGGGTTTAGATGGATTTGCAGCGATGGCCGCAGCTTCAGACGGCGCCGATGTATCGGCATCACAATTAGAAGCTTCTACGGCTACAATAACCGTAGCACGTCAAGCGCTACGATATGACATGACCGATTTGGCGAATTTGTCCGGCCTTGGTGCGGATATTTCACCTTTTAGATTAGCGGAATCAATGGTTGGAGCGTTTGAAGCCCGTTTTATGGAATTGACAGCGGCAACATTTGGATCATTTTCAACAAGTGTTGGATCAACCGGTGTTGATATGTCCATTGATGACTTCCTAGACGCCGTGTTTCAATTAGAATTGGCAAATAACCCAAATCAAATTTTTGCGGTTCTTCATCCACGTCAGGTTGCGGATCTCCAGGCAAGTATCCGAAACGAAGCGGCTAACGCTATCGCTTTCAATCCCGCATCTCACGACATGTTGAAAATGTTGGGCCAAGGATATGTTGGTGATTTCCTAGGTGTTCAAATACACAAATCATCATATGTTGCTGAAGCCGGTGGAAACAAACAAGGCGCGATGTTTTCAAGTGGTGCGATTGCGTACGCAATCGGAACACCGGCACCGATGGTTGGGGCTGGCGGTGAGGTTCGACCGGCTGGAACACCAATTGTTGTTGAATATCAACGTGATGCTTCTAAAGGTCTTACTGAGATTATCGGAACCGCATATTGTGGAGCCGGTATTGTAGAACAAGCGCGTGGCGTACTTATCGAGACAGACGCTTAATATCTGATTTTATTTTATCGGATCGGTTGGGGGATTTCCTCCTTTTCCCCAACCATCTTTTGGTTGGGGCACCTTTCCGATTTTTACAATATATTTTGCCAAGGAGGAAACATGCAAAATCAACCATGGACCGGCTACCAAGCCACCAAACAAACAGCAATACCCGAAAAACCAAATCATCCGTTTTGGTTGATGCATCATCCAATGTCATGTTGGGAATGTGTTTTGATGGCCGATGGTGAACATTATTGGCTACCAACATTTCGCCAGCTGAAAGATTTGGCGGGCTGTAATGCTGTTAGAATGGTACAAAACGGACGTGGCGCGGATAGTACAATGGCCCGTGTCCAAATGATGGACAACGGATTTGAAATCTTGGATCTTGAATTTGGATATCAACAAAGATTTCCATCTCGATTTGGTGGTTTTATTTACAAAGAAATTTGGGCATCTCCAAAAGTAATTGGAAATCGTGTCATATGGAATTTTGATCATGTCGCGTTTGATGAATGGCGAAAACAATTATTGGATGATGGTGTTTTACCACAACCAGATCCGGATGTTTTGGATGTATTTATCGAACGTCAAGAAAGACGAATTGAAAGAAACGCCCAACGTGGACATATTCCACACGTACAAAAACAAATTGTTATTGAAGAACAAAAATTGGAAAATATGAAAAAAGCGAAAGACATGTTGTATAATAAGAAAAAACCCGTTGCAAAAGCAACAAAGAAGCGAGCATGAAAAAATCAGATTATGATAAAAAATATCAGGCCGTCCAAAATATGGCCAAACGTATTATCAAACAAAATCCAAAAATCAATTACTCGGAGGCAAGACAAACAGCGCAAAAAATCGCAATTCGTCATGACTCTAAAAAAAAATAGAGAATATCTAACAACAACCCAAGGATATAGAAATGGCTAGTTATAATTCCAGTCAAGCTTTCAAAGTAGCTCGACATTTTCAATTTAAAAATGGTGTGAATGTTGAAACATTGACATCAACCAATAAAGAATTGACATATAAGGATTCCATGTATCAAATCATAACATCGGATGGTGTATCGGCTAGAACGGTTAAATTACCATCACCAAAAGATGGCGCATATTTCGCGATATCAACCGATGCGGCATCATCACAAGATTGTAATGTAAACGATCATAATGGAGCCACCAAAACAACATTGGCCGCCGCCGGTGAAGGATGTTTGTGTGTCTCCGATGGTTCAAATTGGTTTGTAGTTATCAAAGCATAATTGGATGAATCATGCCCGAATTATCAACACCATACGCGCCACGTATCCGAGCGCCACAATTGATCCAACGCGCCAAAACACAATTGGTTGTTTTGGAAGTGTATCGTGATGGCGCAAAGATTGATTTCACATCCGGTTTGTATTCTTTACAGGATCAAACCGGAAAATATATCTTGCAAGATGTATTGGTGAACAAAGTTGATAGTTCGGCACAATACACCATTGCAGCGTCACAAGTACCCGAAACCACAACGTTATCCGAAGGGTGGATGGAAACGTGGAAAATCACAATTGGTTCAACACAATATACTTTCAAACGTCCAGCTTATATTTGTTTATCTCCAATTTATCCGGTGATATCAGATATTGATTTAACAACATTATATCCGGATTTGGCGAATTTGCTTCCAACCACGGAAACATCATGGCAAAAGTGGATTGATGAATCTTGGTTTCAAGTGTTGAATAGAATACGTATCGCCGGCCGGCTTCCTTATTTGATAATGGATCCTCATGCATTGAGGGAACCACATTTGAACCTTTGTTTGTCGATTATTTGGCGCGCGCTTCATTCAGCATTGGGCCAAAGTGAAGGACGTTATTTGGATCTTGCACGCGAACATGAACGAGCGTTTGAAAGAACGTTTTCATCAATGAATTTTCGTTATGATGAAGATGAGGATGGCGTTATGGATGATCCATATGAACGAACCGGTGGTGTAAGTCAAATCTATTTATCCGATCCACCGCGGGCGTTTTACCGTCGTAGGATGCGATAATGTCAACAATCAGTGTTTCCAATATACAAGATAATGTTTCCGATGCCGTCACAGGAATATCCGGTGGTGGTTTTCGTCGGTCTACATTTCCCATTTTGATGTTTGGAAAAACACAACAAACCGTTGCACATTTGGCTTTTGCCGTTGGTGCCAATGCTACATCCGCCGTTTCAGGTCGTCAAAGACCATTGGAAGGTGTGGAATGTATCACACAAATTGAAGTACGTTTTTCATTTCGTGTTCGTCCGTTGTCACAAAATGCCGATTATGATAATCTTTTGAACAAAGAACAATCCATAATCAAAGCAATTTTGGACCGTACTGACACGGATTTATATAACAATACACATTTCCGATTTATCAACGCACAACGCGAAATATCGGACAGTGGAGAATTTTATTTTTCATCATCGTTTTACGATGCATATCATTATCTACCAATAAATTAAGGAGTCAATCATGGCCGAATCTACCAGTGTCGCAGTTCGTCGCGACGGTAAAATTTTTATAAAGGATGGAACATCACCAACACCAAACGCGTATGAAGTCGCATATGAGAATGGAGATTTCACTTATACCGAAGAAAAGGCCGACCGTGTCGTAATTCGTGATCGTGGAACCATTGTTGGGTTGAGATCCGCCGATGATCCCGTGTTATCATTTTCATTTACGGTTCACATGCGGGAATTAACCAATGCATCATCCGATTCCATCATTGATTTCATCATGAAAACTGGAAACGCATCATCATATGTTTCAACCGGTGGAAATGGATATGAGCAATATTTGGTTGATATTGATTTTGATGTTGATAAAACGTCAGTTGGTGCGGAGGTCGTTGGACATCGCGCCACGTTATCCAAATGTTTACTAACATATCAAATTTCAGAAGGGGATCCGGATTCAATATCATTGACCGGTGAATGTTATGGTGGTATTGTTAGAAGTACTTTCACACCGTAATAATATAAAACTTGCAAAGGAGGAAACATGCAAGATCAACAAATTAAACTTGGAAAATTTGGAATGGTGGACATTGAATATCCAAAAAGTATATCGATATTGTTGGATATTGTGTTTGAGCAATCATCCACAAATGGCAATCGTGCGCGATTTGGTAGATTGGCGGCGGCGTCAATTGGTGTTTTATGTCCATCAATCCATCCACCAAAATATTCAACAATCGATTGTGATCCAATGATGTATGGCGCAACCATGCAAGATTGGCTTTTGAAAAACAATGTTCCATTGGGTGATATAATCACAGCTGGTTCCAAATGTTTGGTTTTGGCCGGTTCCAAAATACCATCAAATGATGAGGTCGAAGAAAGGGAAAATTTTTCATTGGAACAAGAGGATCCATCCAAAGAATAATTTTGGACATTGAAAAGGATTGGAATCAATGTCCTGGATGGTTTATAAATCAAGATAAGCAAATACAAATCGATTTGATAGCTCATTACCGATTGACAAGAATGGATCCAAAAAATATTCAGAAAAGAAAAAACCGATTGAAAAAAGAACGATTTTTGAAACAACGCGAAAAATATATCAGAAAGGGATCCAATGGGATTTGAAATCAAAACATCATCCGGTCACACCATCAAATCAAATTCCGCCGCTTTGGAAATATTTGAAGATGGTTTGGATGATTTGTTAAGACCGTTGGAAATTGAGATGAAAATGGCGCTGGTCCCTATTTTGAACAACACGAAAAAGAATTGGCCATACAATCATCGACGATCCAGATCAATCGCAAACAAACCACATTCACGTGACATGTTTTTTATACAATCAAAGAAGGTAATCACCGGTGGAAATATTGGATTGAAAGTCAGTATAAACAATAACGCACAATATGTTTTTATGATTCGTACATCAAAAGAATTTCTATCCGAAACAAAAGACAATCGTTTGGTTCCACTGGGCCAAGGTCAACATGCGTTTTCGAAACTCTTATTTGATCCAATGAAAAAACAAGCCCAAAATGTTGCGGAAAAAATGGCCAATGAATATTTGAAAATCGTTAGGAGGGTTGCGTAATGGCAGACGTAAACAAGACGATTGAAATCAGTTATACGGCGAATATTGGAGCGTTGGAACGTGCTTTGAAACGTATTCCTGGTATCACTGAGGATCAAATGAAAAAAGCCATCAATGAGGTGGAAAAAGAACTGAAGCAGTTTGAAAAGGCAAGTAAAAAAAGCGCCAAATCATTCAAACAAAAGTTTTCCGGAATGGCAAAAGGAGCGCAAACAGCAGGAGCCGCCATCGCCGGCGCCGGTGTTGCATTATTGGCATTTGGACAACGTGTGGCCGATGCCACCAATGATTTGGTGGACACATCCACAAAAACGGGTATCGCCGCGGAAACATTGCAAGGTTTGAAAATTGCCGCGGAAGGATCCGGATTGGCATTTGAACAATTTATTGGACCATTGCAAAAACTACAATTCTTTATGGTGGAAGCAAACAACCAAAATAAAAATGCAATTGAATTGTTTGATAAGATGGGTGTACAAATCAATGATACCAATGGCAATTTGAAAGATGCCGATACAGTATTTAGGGAAATGATGTCATCATTGGGTGATATGGAATCCGATTTGGAAAGAAATAGTTTATTGATGAAAATGTTTGGTGAATCCGGCGCGATATTCGCACAATCCGGTGCCGTTGGTGCTTTGGATGAATTTGTTTCCCTAGGGCGTGAATTTGGTGTGAATGTAGGACCGGAGGCCGTGAAACAAGCGGCCGATTTTCAACGGGCTATGGCTGATTTAAGTACAGTTGGAACCGGCGCCATGCAAGATATATTAATGTCCATCACCGGAACCAATGGATTGACATCGGCTATTGATGAAACAACGGGATTTATAATATCATTTAAACACATATTCATTGCAACATTTGAAGCATTAGCGCAACCCATAAGAGGAATTATACATCAAATTAACGCGATTCATTTGGCGTTGTCGGGTGATTTCACGGGCGCCGGTGATGAAATGCAACAATCATTTATTGAAGCGGGTGATGTGATTTCCAATTTTGTACACATGATTGATAATGTAGAGGAAGAATTATCAGCGTTAAGACGTGCGCGAAATCTTATACGAAATCAAAATGATGATGATTCAGCTAGCCAAACACGGAACCACAAAAGACAATCAAAAGAAAATGATGAAAAAATCAAACAAGTCAAAAAATTGATTGAAGTTCGAAAAGATGATTTGGATGTATTACAACAAATGTTTTTTGCACAATCCAAATTAAAAGAAATGTCCGTTGAATTGTTTCAAGGTGAATTGGATGATATTGAAGTAGTAAAACAAAATCATCAAAAACGGTTGGATATGATTGATGAAATTGTTTTGGCTGAACAAAAATCAAGGATGGAACGATCCAAAGAATTGAAACAAGCGTTAGATGATGGAACCATCAGTGAAGAAGAATATAACCAACGCCGTGTTGGTATGTTGCATGAATTCCAACAAACCATCGAAAACGCCAATGAAGCGCGGTTCCAATCCGAAAAGAAATTACAACGTGATATTGTAGAAATTGATAGTCAAGCGATTGATGAAATGGCAGCCAAACGGATGGAAAGCATCCAAAACTATTTCAATGAGGTTACATCATTGGTTGGTGGAATATCATCGGCATTCATGGAAATTCAAGATCAAACCGTGAATCATTTTGTCCAAAATCGTGATGCAGCTATTGAAAACATTATGAAATTGGAAAAGGCCGGAACGATTACCGCCGAGGAATCCGCCAAACGGCGCGAAGATATAGAAAAAGCGTATCAAACCAGTATCCAAAACCAAATGATGAAAGCGTTTCGAATGAAACAAGCGGCATCTGTAGCGGCGATATTGATGGACATGGCTCAAGCCAGCGCGCGCGCTTTTGCTGATTTCCCTTTTCCCGCTTCCGTTGGAATTGCTGCATTAGCAGCCGGAAAAGCAGGATTAGAATTGGCGGCCGTACAATCACAACCACCACCAAAATTTGATGTTGGTGGTATGGTTGGACAATCGGATCCATTGGCACCGGACCAAACCCAAGCGCAATTATTGTCAGGAGAAGCGGTTTTGGACCGTTCAACCGTACAAAGATTGGGAGGAGAACAAGGAATAAGAGATTTACAAAACACACCACAATCAAATGTTGTAGTGATTCAACCATTTAAACATTTTGATCGTTTTTTATCAGCAAATGAAAAACGCGGTCGTTTTGGATCCAAACGCGCATCAGGTAGGTATTAACATGGGATTGAAAACACAAGAATATTTTCGTGGTTTTTTGGTGCCGTCACCATTTCAACCATCATCAATTGATTCTACATCCACAACCGCGACACAATCCGGTGGACGGTGTGGAAGCCCGAAAAATCTAACATCAAATGACATGTCATTATCTGCATTTGGAGATCAAAACGATTTCGAGGATATCACCATTGAATCAATCCGTGGTGGAACAGCTGGTGATGTGCAAAATCCACCGATGTTCAAATTCTATCAAACCGGTGAATCAACGGAATATGGTCAATTTGGACGAAATGCGCTTTCCGGATTTGAAATGATCGCCGCCGAAACATCTTCAAATTACAATGATCCGTATTTTTTACCATTGGAAACCGGTGACAAATTGGTGGCATATCAACGACAAACCGGATCAAATAATAAATTTTTATTGGTGGATAAGTGTTTAAATAATGACACTACATCCACTTGGACAAACAAATTAACCGTGGAAATATCAAACAGCGTATTATCTACGGAAATCATTTGTCCATCGATGGTTTTGATGGATGATCGTTCCATCTTATTAGCTGTTATACAATACGATGATAATAATTTTTTCAACATTTCATTGTATCGTTCAACGGATGATGGTGAAAATTGGCATTTGGTGAGTATCGGGGCGCTTCCACAAAAAATCAATGTTTTGGAAAAATTACCGCAAAAGATACGAATGGCATATTCACGTGGTCAATTGGTTTTGATTCTTTCATATTATTGGTTTTCATCACTGGAAACAAACCGAAATCGTATCCAACAATATTTGTCAATCAATGGTGGAATGTCGTTTTCATTGGTTGATGAATCCATCCAAACAGATGAATATATATATCAACCTGATTTATATAGTGATATCAATGGTGATTTCATTTTCACGTGGATCCGTGATCCAGATTTTGTTTCTATTCTTTCATTTTCCGATGGTGGATCATCCATCATTGATCAAATCGCTGGTAATGATTATCATAATGTTGTAGACTATTCCGGCGGGGGATTTTCAGCATTGGCCACATGTCGTTTGGTGTCCAATTTGCTACAAAACGGCGAATGTACATCTTATGAAATGCCAAATGGCGAAAAACACGTTTTATCAAGATCAAGATTTACAAGTGGGACCACACTTTTATCCACAATCATTCATTTTTCTATCGATGGAAAGTTAGATAATTTTGTACAAGCTACACAACCTTATTTGATAGATCATCAAGACACACAAACTTCATTGATTGATATTCACGCGCGATATGTTGATGGTAGAAGTGGATTATTTTCCAGCCATATAGCCAATCCAGGACCGGATGATAATTCTGTTCATGTTATATATTACAATACAGCGTCCACGGTATCATTGGAGGTAAAAACGGACACCGGTATTTTTACAAACAAATTTGATATTCAATCATTCCGTTTGACATGGTTTCCATTCGATGAGCCACATAACACCGGATTATATACCCGAATAGCTAGTGGATCCGTAACAGATATCATTCAAGACGGTGAATATACAATCACGGGTAACACCGGATCAAAAGTTTATTATACGGATACAAATTTTGGATCTACATCCATCATTCGTTTCCGTGTCAAACCGGTTTTGGGTGGTTCCAATGCATCAACACAACGTGGTGTGGAATTGATATATGATACTGGTTCAAATCGTTATGTTGTTGAAATAAGGATTGATACAAACGCGATTGATGTTTTTGATGTTGGTGGATCCTCATCATTGGGTAATTCATCCGGTCATTCATCACAACAATTTGAAATGTTGATATCATACACCGGTCCAAATATACTTGTTTGGATCAATTATGATGTATATCGTAGCCGAAAAAATTGGAATAAAATAGTGGAATCATCCGTGACAAGTATAGCGTCAACCGGTGCGGAAAATACCATAAAATGGGGACATATAACAACAGCCACATCATCCATCACATCAAAATGGTATGAATTCCATGTTGGATCAACATCCGATGGATTTTCAACCATTCCACCGTTGATTGGTTATCCATATCCATCTAACGGTTTGAAACAATACGTGAACGGTGGATGTAGTATATCAACCATTGATGGACCGGCGCGAATTGGTGACAAATACCAAATTATTAAACAATATGATCATCCATTGGAAAGAGTTATTTTTGATGTCAATACATCACCACGGATCAAATGGAGGTCAACCAATACAACATCACAAACAATTGTCTGGTTTACATATGGAAATGATACCGTAACCGATGTAGCTACAAATAACATGGGCGCCGTTACATTACTTGGATGTAACTTCCAAACATTTACGCTAGAATATGAACAACTTGGTAGTTTTGTTTCATTGGGCACAATGGATTTATCCGATGGATTGGTTTGTAATTTATCACGGGCCGGATCCACAGTCAGAAGCCAAACATCCGGCGGTGGCTACTTTTATGCATTTGAAAATGAATTCGCAGGATGCATGTGTTTGTTGAATTTTGGTAGTACAAACAAACTAAGAAAAATAATATCAAATTCCGCCGGTGTGATGGGATCACCTGATGGAAAACCGGCGGCGTTTGTGTTGGATGGTATAGACAACACGGAACCAACCACGGGTACATTCAAAGTATTTTCAAAGAATTTTACAATCGTACATTCCGTTTTATCTTCATCAAGATGGAGGATAACAATTCCAGGACAAGATACCGTGGATCAATATTTTGAAATTGGCCAAATCATTCACGGTTCGATGTTCATTTTTGCGCCTCAATACGGTAGAGGTAGATCAATAAGTTATCAATCGAACACGGATATTATAGAGACATCAGACAATCAAATTAAAACCCGTGTTCGTAGTGTTGGACATAGGACCGCAAGAATAACATGGTCCGATCCAGTTGATCAAACATCATTATTTGATGCATCATTCACCGGTGATGTATACAACACACTTAACAATACATCAATCTACGATATCGCCAATTTTGGTGATGTTCCTTACAGTTTGATAGGATTATATACATATTTGGATGGCGCTGGAAAGCCGGTTGTTTATCTACCAGCGATTGAAGCCGGTTCCACATCCCGAAAATTTAATAGATATCAAGATTTCATTTATGGAATTACAACATCAGATATTTCCATTGATCATGTCATTGGTGATGAAAATGATGATGAATGTTTTAGAATATCGCAAATTGAAATTAGAGAAATTACATAATGAAATTGTCACCATCGTATATTGAATTACTTGGATCCGATATCGTTTTTTTGATGGAAATCGATTGGAATGGATCACTTTTCAATTTTTCCACAATGCCAATTGAAGTGGAAACGGATGGTGGTGAAATAATATCTTTTCAAGGTGTCATCGATGATCCGGCTTTTCGTTTGGAATCCTCCATATTAGGTTTCAACGCTGAATCCAATTCCATTCCAATGGAAGTATATTTTGATAATATCAACGTATCACAACAGATATTCCAAGGAAATATATTGGATGAATCATCGGTTGAAGTATCATATATATTGATACAAGATTTTCAACCCGTGCAAGTATACGAACAACGAATTGTGATAATGAAAGGAAAAATCAAACAATCCGTGTTTGGGCATTTTGACCAACCGGTTGGATATGTCGCGTTTTCAATTGAAAATGAAACGGATGATCAAATCATTCAAATCGTAGAACCGGAGAAAAAAATAAGTTTGGAAACATTTGTTGATCCACACGAATCAACGGCAATTGGTAAGGTCTACCCATTTATCATTGGAAGCCCAGGAAATGACATACCACAAACAACATCAACCGGTGGAATATTTAACACTGATATTTATTGTACGCCGGCATATTTAAACAATGAACAAAATTCGGTTGGTGGTGTTTTTGAATTGATGGTAGCTGGACATCCGGTTGAAGCTGCTTCCGTGGAAGTGGTTGATTTTGCACACAACACCGCATCAATCAACATATCACAATCATTTGATTTGTTGGGAAATGAAATCAGTGTTTTGACCGTTACAACAGCGATTGAAGGAAACCAAAGCACGTCCGAAAATGCCGGAAATCCGTACTATTGGATCCGATGGACAAATGGCGGTGGTTTCCCAAATCCATTTGGTGATGGTCCATTGGAAAAAGCCGGTGATCTACTTCTTTATTTATTGATGTTGACAAAAGCCAATATTGATTTTCCTTCCTTTGATGCCATCCGTGAATATATCAATGTATTCAAATTCACTGGATACATAAACACTGATATAACCGTTCAACAATTCATCCAATCAAATATCATTCCATTCCTTCCATTGGAAATTGTGAACGGTCCCAATGGATTACGTCCCATCATACCAATGATTTTTCGTAACAGTACAACACCATTGTTTGATTTTACAGTAGATCAAAATTGCCGTTTAACATCGCCAATATCACCATCCATTCAATCTGATGATATCATCAATGAGGTAACACTTAAATATGGATATAGTGGATTTTTTGATAAATATCTTGGATATTACACGGTAAAGGATAGCCAATATACAACCATTTCGAAAAATCGGTATGGTGTAAGAAAACAAGAGATTGAATTGGAATTTGTTACGGATTACTCCACGGTCCAAAGGATTGGCGCTAACATATTACGACAAAGGGCGTTGGGTTATTACATCGTAGATATCCAAGCGGATTTTGAATATGGATATCTATATTTGGGTGACGTGGTTTCATTAACATCCACCATCCACGGAATCAATCAAATCAAATGTCAAATCATCGCTAAAGAATATCAAGACAAACAATGGAATTACAGTTTGATGATTGAAGACAATCCAATAACAAACAACAGGAGTATATTATGACAAGACCGCATATTCTTGATATTGTTGAATCAGCCGGTTTTCGTGTTTTCGAAAATGGCGATTACAATTTGAATATTATTGGTGTGCGTACTCCATTGGGCGCCGCTGTTCCAAATCGGTTTGATGATGTTATGCATCTAGTTTATAAAGAGCATGGCCAATGGAAACATCACAAGTATAAGATTACAACGGAACCAGGCAAATATTGGTTGTTAAATGGAAGGAAAAAGGGAACGGCGGTCATGTGTAGTCCACAACAAGTCCGCGGCGGATGGCAAATTGGAAAACACCGTGGAAAATATGATGCGTTATGTCAACGGCTACCCGTCCGTGTTTGGCGTGATTCGGATCGGGATGAAGTGGCAGAGGAGACACAAGTGGTTGATCAAGGTATTTTTGGAATAAATATCCATCGTTCCAATCCAACGCGTGAATCCGTATTTGTGGATAGATGGTCAGCTGGATGTCAAGTGTTCGCATCACCTATTGAATTTGATCATTTTATGTTATTATGTAGAAAACAAATTGAATTTCGTGGATGGCCCACATTCACATATACTTTACTTACAGGAAAATATAATGAAGAAAATTAAAATACCTTGGATGGAATTGATTGTGATATTCCAAGCACAATTGGAAAAGATTGTTGAGGATATAAAAGAAGCTCGTGAAGATGATTCCAAGATCGACAAAGAGGAAATCAAAGATATCATTGCGGAAAACGTGGTTGAATTGGTTGTTCCAATCACCCAAGCATTCTTAAAAAAGAACGGAATCTAACGTGGAAATGACTTTTATTGATCTACTACTACAAAACGGCGCGATGGGATTATTTGCGGCGTATCTTGTATATAGAGATAATAAAAATGAAAAACGAATGGATGAAATGAATCATCGGTTTTTGGTTAAGATTGATGAAATTACACGAATGAATGTCGAATCAGAAAATCAACAATTATTGAAATTTGAAGAACGTGAGGAAAAACTAAGAACAAAATATGATGAAGTGGTTGGAAAACTTGATGGTGAACGAAAAAACATCACCAATCAAATATCATCCAAATTAGATCAAACCACGTCAAAAATGGAAAACATCACCGACAAATTAACAACCATAACGGGAAAAGTTGGTGATATATCAACACGGATTACAGTGTTGGAACAAAAGGTGAATCAGCTGGATGGACAAATATCTGGCCTCAAACTGATAGTCGAATCAAATAGGAAATAACCCATTTGAAACGATGCATCCGGCCGGCTTTCATTAGTTTACGATATAGTTTAGCGGTGTCATGAACATCTTTTGTTGCAGTGTGTGAACCATCCAATGTCCATCCAAAGAATTTCCGGATGGTATCCAATGACAAAGACATCCCAAGGAAATCAAGATGGTAATGACATAGGACCATTGTATCAATCAAACGGTGGTCATATTTTGGTTTTGATACACCATTTACGCGCCAAGCTTCCAATATAAAATCAATATCAAATTTTGGATTATGTCCAATGATGGTTTTTCCCTGTAATCGATTACGCAATTCCAAACACATTTCCAATTGTGTGATGGCGTTATTCCATAATTCACGGTCATTTTCATATCCATTTATTTTCAAAGCGGTTTGATTTGCCCGTTTATATTCAAACTGGACGCGTGATGTCCAAATGTCCACAATTTCATTCTTATCATCTAGTGTAGCTATACATATTTCGATGATTTGATGTTTTTGTGGATCCAATCCGGATGTCTCACAATCTATAACAATTTTATTTTTATTCATCATCATTTTCATTACTCCATTCTAGTAGCATCAATACTAAAATAACTAACGTAATCAACGAGCCACCAATATGGAAAAGTGGACGGAAATTGTCAACAATCCCATGTATCATCCAAGCGTATTCAATCATTTTTTTCTCCTTTTTTATTTGCAATGTAAAGAATATTTTATTATACTGTAAAGTGTATGTTTACAATATACCTATAAATACTTTACACGTCAAGATTTATTTTTCAAAAGGAGGAAAATAATTATGTTTATTAAAATACAATCATTGGATGGTTCATACCATCATATCAAAACCGATCAAATATCATTGGTTATGAAGGATGTAAAAAATCAATGTTGGATCGTTATTGGTCAACATTCCATCCAAATCGGTGAACATCAACATGATCAATTGATTACAAAATTCAATGAATGGTGGAACGTTGACGAAATCAAACGCGCGCCGGTTCCATTGTTAGATAAGGTTGAAGATCTACAATTATCAGTTAGAACGGCAAATTGTTTGCACAATTCAAATATTGAATATCTTCATCAATTATTGAAACTAACACAAACCGATTTATTGAAAATGAAGAACATGGGCAGAAAATCATTAAATGAAATTAAAGAAATATTAAAAGTCAAATATGGCGCTGAATTAGGGGAATTAAAATAATGTTAGAACACTATATAATGCAGCTGCTGTTTATGAAGCAGAAAACGAAAACGGATTTGTGTGTGGATATCGGTGTTTCACGTCAAACATATTACAATTGGGTACGTGGAACACACATTCCGACATTTGGATATGTCATGAAAATCGCTGAATTGTTATCCAATAATGAGGATGAAAAAATCCAAATTGCCCGTCAGTTTTGGATCTTGATATTTGAAACACAAGTGGAGGAAAAAAAGCAATGAGTATGTATTCATTTTCGATTGGTCTAAAAGATTTACACGATGAATATGGAAAAGTATTCCATTACATCAATTTCATCCGTTGGAAACATCGGTTGTATGGATATGACACAATAATATTTAATCAGGATTACAAATATTTAATAACATTTTATCAAAAGGAAAAAAGCAATGAAAAATAAATTACAATTTTATTATTTGATTGAACCGAAATCATGTCCACGTCCACGTGTCACCAAATCCGGTCATTCATTCATGCCAAAAGAATACACGGAATGGAAAAAACGTTTTATTGAATCAACAATCATCCAGTTATCCGAAATACCCGATGATTTCAAAACCATAGAACGTCCGATATCATTACGGGCCCAATTTATTTTTCCACGTCCACAACGATTACAACACCGTGAAATTCCATCCAAGGGATTGATACACGCATCCAAACCGGATTTGGATAACTGTTTGAAAGCGGTGATGGATGGTTTGAGTGATGCACAAATATTTCGTGATGATAATTTGGTGTATGAGGTACGCGCAAAGAAAGAATATTGTGATCGGATGGATGATGGTAGTTTTGAATATTCACATATCAAAATCACACTTGTTTGGTAAAAAAAAGATGGCGCCATCAATCAACAAGTGGCGCCACCAACATGGAAAAATATTCCTATGACATTAAAAAAAACAAATAACAATAAAACACAAAGTGAATTATGCACAAAGACAATATACCACAATCAACCAATAAATCAAACAAATCATATCAACACGCGCGATTATTTGATTTTGATCTATTGCAATTCAATAGAATGAAGCGCCAAATATCCATCAAAATATATTGTTGGATGGTGTTTCATGCAAGAATTACATATCAAGATCAAAAGATAATGATTCGTAAAACTGGAACGGAAAAAAATAACATTTCCCAAAAGACGTTTGAAAAGATTTTGGAAAAATCAAGATCCGTTGTTCAAACTGGAATTAAAGAACTGAAAGATCTTGGATTGTTGACAGTAAAACAGCGATTAGGAAATCCGGCAATTTATCAATTAACCACGCCCAAAATCCTGCAATCCAGCGCCCTGCAATCCAGTACACCCAAAGCACTGGAATCCAAGACACTAAGTGACCGGAAATCCAAGACGCTAAGTGTTCGGGAATCCAAAGCACAAACAATATATAACAATAATAATACAATAAATAACAATACATATGACAATTCTGAATGGGATTTTCTAAACGATTAGGAGAATAAAAAATGTACGATCAAGAACCACAAAACCCAATACACACAGCTATCGATTTTTCGATTGGATTATTTGTTGTGAATTGGTCACGCCACGATAATTTTGATTGGAAAAAGCAAATGAAAAAGATGATGTTAGCATCATTTCGAAATTGGGCGCCAATATCCATAAAAAAAGCAGCTGGTCATGTCATTCAAACAAACGTCGATGATTTTCCACCATCCCAAGGAAAAATAATCCAACAAATGAAAGAATACATGGGCACGGCTTCCCTTCGAACCGCTTCTATTGAATCATGCGCTAGATGTAATGATGGATTGAAACGGATGGTGTTTTGGTTGAAAAATCACACTGGACCGTCAACCAAATATGAAACCAACGCGGCATGTTCCGATTGCGAAAAGGGAAAATCACGAAAAACCAAGATTAAAAATATGATTGCGGAATATGATTTGATTCGTAGGATTGAAAATAAAGAAATATTTTATTTTGAAGATGCCGATGGTGTAAGAACATCAAGAGTAATAAACAAGCCCGTAAAATGTAAAATACGGACGTCAAAAGGATTAAGAATCATAGAAGAAAATAGATATATTTGGATACAAACACTTAAAGGTGAACAACCGCCAATTCATTATCTAACACAAGATATTCAAGAAATACCAGAAAAGACGATGGAACACCAATCATTGATCCGTGATCGTTTGGAAGCAAAAAAGAAACATTTGGAAGCCATTGAAGCGCTTCAAAGAAAGATTGAAGAAAGGGAAAACGCAAACAAGGATCCAAATGAAAAAGAAATTGTGGAAATAGACATGGAAACCTATTTTGATTCTATGAATTTTGAAACAAATCGTATATACTTATTTCGTGATAAATACGGACGCGAATATAGGCATGAAACATAAATGAAGTTTTTTCCATATCGTACATTTGCTTTTTGGTATCGTACCAAGATAACAAGCGCGTATAATAATCAAAAACGAGCTTGTCACTATCTTGGAATATCGCATGGGATTATGAATAGATACTGTAATGGTTCAGATCTTCCATCACTACGTTTTTTCGTTAAATCGATCCGAAAATGTTGTGATATACTAGATGAGGATTTGAACCAAACATTGTTGGAAGGTTTGGCGCTCATTCCCAACGACAAACCAACGGAATTTGATAATGAAGTGTGATAAATGTTTCAGCGATCCATGTGATTGTAAAGAGTTATATAAACCGTATGAACAACAAAAACAAGCCAATCTAGAAAGTCTTAGGTACCAAATAACCAATACCATTTTTTTGATGGAAACCGCCAAACATCAAATGGAATTTGCTAAAACAATGTTAGATGGTAGTCAAAAACAATTAGATGATACGATATCCGATTTCATTGTGGAAGCTGATGAACCGGAAAGAAATGATCTTGTTAGATATCTATATTGGAAAACGGACATGTCACCATCTGACATTGGATCATTGATTGATGTCAACAAAGAGAGAGTGTATGGAATTGCTGGGCCATTACCCGTCCAAATACAATGTGATACATGTAACCGCCAATTTGTTTCCACAATCCGTTCCAGAAATGAAAAACCATCCACAACATGTTCATCGTGTGATGCGTTGAAAATCCGAAAAGAACATGAAAGTTGGATGAATAGTTGGACATGTACACCGATGAATTCACCGGTAAATTATGCCAGTTATATATCATCACATTCGTGGAAAACGCGAGCGCGTGAAATGAGGGAAAAAGCTAATTTTAAATGTCAATTGTGCGCTTGTACCGATAAACCATTGAATGTCCATCATAACAATTATGAACGTTTGGGCCGTGAACGTGACGATGATTTGATTGTTTTGTGTGAACCATGCCATCAAAAATTTCATAATCAACCCTAATCCAATTGAATGTTTCCATCCACGTCCAAATGTAACGTGGCCACAATACCATCATCATTTCGCACCGTCGTAATTTCCAAATCTTCATCGGCTACGATATAATATTGATCTGTACTTTTACAATATTTTATTGCATATCCATACACATATTCAACGAAATCCAAACAATCCGCATGCCAATTCAATTTTCCATTTTCCGGTGTCGTTCTTACAACATACACATATTTAATTTCATCCAGTTTTTCCATTTTTCCATCCAGTACAAGCTTGAATACTTTATAATTTAGCAATGATATGATATCAAATCCGCGCGGAACCATCACGAATTGTTTGTTGTATACATCAAAAATCATTCTTGGTTTTCCATATCGCATCAATATACGATATGAATAGCCATCCAAACTAATTTCAACATATTGTGGTGTCATTGTTTTAATGATAAGTAATCGATGATTTATTGACATAACAAGATCAATGTACCAAATAATTATGGTTTTGTTTACATATAATTATTTTTTTTAATCTTTTTCATTCCTTTCTATTCGTTTCATAACACTTTCAACCCATCGCCGGCCGGCATCACCGCCCCATGCTTCCCAAGATTGATATGCTTTGGATGTCTTATCATTACGGCGGTTTTTCCGTTCATCCGGTGTATCGTGCCTAGCGAACCAAGCGCGCATCGTTCGAAGTGTATCAACGGACAAGGGACGTCCACCAATCAGTTTTCGTGCCGTAGAAACGCCGGTTGTATCATTTCCTCTTTCATCCTTCATTGCCTTCTTTGATGCTGGTAATTTTGCGCGTATCATCAAAGCACGCCGCGCATTTTCCTGGACACGTTTTGGTGGTATTGTATTTATTCTTTGTTTAGCCATTTGTTTATCTCCATAAAATTATGATATCATTATAACATGTCACAACGAATCATCATCACCGATCAAGCCACAAACCGAGCCATCGAACAAGCCATCCCGCGTTTGATGCGTGATCTTGGTTATAGTAAAAAGAGAGCCACCGCCGCCGCCATTCGCATGGGTAGCGCTGGCCAATTGGATTCGGCCGGAAATTATTTCAGTGTTAAGGTAGCCCGTGGAGCTGCAGCGATCGCCGCGCGTATGGTTCAAAAGAATATGAAAAAGAATCGTACACCGAAAACAACCCAAATAAACAATGGAATTATGGGTGAGGTTGTTACTAGTCCAACCGCTCTTGGAATCGCTTATTTACAACAAACACGGACCATCAAACCATCAAAATAATCATGCACCGTTCCAAGTGTGTGATAATTTGTGGAACGTACCGGCTATTGTTGAC